AGGCTGCTCAGTTACCTGGTAGTACAGTAGGTGAGACACCTATACCATTTAGAGGTAGAACACTTTATATCGTAGGAGATAGAGAGTTTGAACCTTGGACGGTTACTGTTCTAAATGACACCGATTTCTTAGTGAGAAACGGACTAGAAAGATGGTTGAATGGAATGAACAACATGACTGATAACGAAGGGTTAACAAACCCTGCTGATTATCAAGTTGATGCTTTTGTTGATCAATTAGATAGAAATGGTGGAATATTAAAGACTTATACTTTTAGAGGTCTTTTCCCAACATCACTATCACCAATTGATCTTGCATATGATACCAACAACTCTGTTGAGACTTTCACTTGCACATTCAGATACCAATACTTTGAAACTGATACTACTACTTAATTTAACACATAAATAATTAGTAGAAATTATTATGAAAAGGAAATCTAATGGCTGAATTATTTGGCTTTCAAATAACACGGGCTAATCAAAAGGCTAAGGATGGTGGAACTCCTCAGAGTTTCACCGTCCCTACGGCCGATGATGGCACTACTACAGTATCGGCTGGTGGTTACTTTGGATCATACCTCGACATGGAGGGTGGTGCAAAGAACGAAGAAGAACTAATCAGACGATATAGAGAAATTGCAATTTATCCTGAAGTGGATACTGCTATTGATGACATTGTAAATGAAGCAATAGTGGCAGATGAAAGAGATCAAGCTGTCTCTTTATCACTAGACAATTTAAATTTATCACAAAAAATTAAAACTAAAATTAGAGATGAGTTTGATGAAATTCTAAAACTATTACAGTTTGAAGAAAAAGGTCACGATATCTTTAAAAGATGGTACATAGACGGTAGAGTTTATTATCATAAGGTAATTGATCCTGAAAAACCAAGATTAGGACTTACTGAGTTAAGATATATTGACCCTCGTAAAATTCGTAAAGTTAGAGAGATTAAAAAACAACGATCTAACAAAAATGGTGTTGAGATGACACAGGCAGTTAATGAGTGGTATGTCTATAATGAAAAAGGCATGACAACTCCTAACTCTAATATGGGTATTAAAATTACTACTGATGCTATCTCTTATTGCACTTCTGGTGTAATTGATCAAAATAAAAATGTAGTATTAAGTTATTTACATAAGGCAATTAAACCAGTTAACCAATTACGAATGATTGAGGATGCTGTTGTTATTTACAGAATAGTAAGAGCACCTGAAAGAAGAATATTTTATATAGATGTTGGTAATCTTCCTAAAGTAAAGGCAGAACAATATCTAAAAGATGTTATGAACAGGTATAGAAATAAACTTGTTTATGACGCCTCAACAGGAGAAATGAGAGATGACAGAAAACATATGTCAATGCTCGAAGATTTCTGGCTACCTAGGAGAGAAGGTGGTCGAGGCACAGAAATAACAACTCTACCTGGTGGACAAAATCTTGGTGAAATACAAGATGTTCAATACTTCCAGAAAAGAGTTTATAAAGCACTCCATGTTCCAATTAGTAGAATGGAACAAGATAATGGATTTAATCTTGGTCGTAGTGCTGAAATAACTAGAGACGAAGTAAAGTTTTCTAAATTTGTACAAAGATTAAGAAAAAGATTTACTGGATTATTCCATGACCTATTAAAAACTCAATTGGTCTTAAAAGGTATAATTACAATAGAAGATTGGGATGCAATTAAATCCCATATACAATATGATTTCTTAAAAGATGGACACTTTGCAGAATTAAAAAATGCAGAATTATTGAAAGAAAGATTAATGCTTGCTAATGAGGTAACTCCTTATGTAGGTAAATATTTCTCAGTAGAATTTTTAAGAAAGAATGTATTAAGACAAACTGATGAAGAAATTGAAGAAATTGATCGTCAGATTGCTAACGAAGTTAAAGATGGTCTTATACAAGACCCACTTGAAAATATAGAAGGAGAAAATGATGAGTGAAGTAGAAACTAAAGATATAAATTATGTTAAAGATATGGTAGATTCTCTATCTCAAGGAGATAATATTGGTGCTGAAAAAGCATTCAAAGATGCCCTTGCAGGTAAAATTTCAGCGGCCCTTGATACGAAAAGAACAGATGTCGCAAAAAGTTGGTTGAATCAACCTGAAGAAACACCTGCTGACGAAACGCCTCAAGAAATAGAGGTAACTAGTGATGTGCCGAGTGATGAAAAACCTGAAATCGCAGAACCAGGAGAAGATCCTATGGTTCAGAAACTGGCAGATCAAGAGAATGTTGAAGAAGTTTAGTCAGTATAGAAAAGAGATAACGGAAGTACAACATACAGTATCTACCGAATACAATAAACTGTCGCCTAGAATGAAAAAAGCGATAGATGATTTGTTTAAATCGAGTGATTCGATTGAGAAAATTGACACTAATATTGATAGAGTCGCAAAGCAATATGGTGTAAGTAAGTCTAAAATTATGGCTTATTTGGATAAAGAAACTTTGCGATAGTATAAATAGTAATTAGGAGAGAATTATGGCATTCGCAACAAGAACATTAAGAGATGACCCTATACCTACAGGCGCTGGTAGTGCTGGTGGTACTGTTATAGTTCGATTAGATCACTCGTCAGATAGTGCGACTTCAGCGGCACTAGATGCAAGTGCTTTATCAGGACACGCAAACGGTGCTAAACTAAGTCTAGTGAGATGTTGGTGGGCATTATCTGGATCAGTAGAAATACAATTTAAAGGATCTTCCACAGACACAAACGCAATTAGATTAACAGGTACTGGTAAGTATGACGGACCTGCAATATCTAATGATGCGACAAATGCTGGTGCAACAAGTGGTGATTTAGAAGCAATCGGTGCTTCTGCTACTGGTTTTATAATTTTAGAATTAAAAAAAGACGCTACATTCACAGCGTAAGGAGAGAATAAATGACTAGAAGTTTACTAGAAGAAGCTGCTAAGGTTTTAAGATCAGAATTAACTGCTGGTCAAAAAAAACTGCCACCTGCTTTACAAAAGGCGATCAAAGATAAAGAAGATAAAAAAGACGAAGAAATGGATCCTAAAAAGGATATGGTCAATAAAACGAAAAAAGGCATGGAAGAAATGATGCCTATGAACGCCAAGAAAGATCATAAAAAAGGCATGGAAGAAATGATGCCTAAAAAAGACATGATGAAGAAAAAAGGCATGGAAGAAATGATGCCTAAAAAAGATATGATGAAGAAAAAAGATGAAGCTTCGGACTTTGATAAGATGATGAAAAAGAAAGAAGAACTTTCTGATAAGCAGAAAAAAATTGATATGAATAAAAACGGCAAAATTGATGGTGAAGATTTGGCAAAACTTAGAGCAAAAAAAGAAGAACTAGAAATATTAATAGCAGAGTTAGAAACTAAGTTAGAAGAATAATATTATGGCTGATACGGTAACGAGTCAAACTATTGCTGATGTAAGTGGTCAAAAAACCACAATGAAGTTTACCAATATATCTGATGGTAGTGGTGAGACTTTGGTTACTAAAATGGATGCTTCGGCATTAACTTATATGACCGAGGATGCAACTAAGAAAATATCTAAGTTGTACTGGTCTATAAACACTCAAGACCCAAAGGGGGCTGTTGAAATTATATTTGCTGGTAGTGGTACTTCTGCTGCTAATGCAACTGCGGTTGTTTTATCTGGTTCTGGTTTCTTTGATTTCAGAGCCGATGGTAATGAGATACCTAATAATGCAACCTTAACTGCTGATACTTCACCTGCTGGTGATGTTTTATTCAGCACAAGAAATTTTAATAACGGTGATAGTTATACTATCATGGTAGAGGTAAGATAAATGAAACTAATTACAGAAACTACTGAAAATATCGAAGTTATTACTGAAGAAAAAGGTAGTGGCAAAGATTATAAAATTCGTGGTATATTTCTACAAGGTGATATAAAAAATCGTAATGGTAGAGTTTATCCTGTGTCTGTATTAGCAAAAGAAGTTAATAGATACAATAAAGAATTCGTAGAAAAGAAAAGAGCTTTCGGTGAGTTAGGACATCCTGACGGACCGACTGTGAATCTCGAAAGAGTTTCACACATGATCACTAGTTTGAAACCAGAAGGAAGAAATTTCATTGGTGAGGCGAAGATCATGGATACGCCATATGGTAAAATCGTCAAGAATTTAATTGACGAAGGTGCTCAATTAGGTGTATCATCAAGAGGTATGGGGTCAATGAAACAAGTTAATGGCAAAAATGTCATAAACAATGACTTCTATCTCGCAACAGCGGCTGATATAGTTGCGGACCCATCTGCTCCTGACGCTTTCGTAGAAGGTATTATGGAAGGTAAAGAGTGGGTATGGGACAACGGAGTACTGAAAAGTATGGAAGTTGAGAAATTTAAAGAGGAAATTGAAAAAACTCGTAGAGCTGAACTCGCTGAAGCAAAAGCGAGGGTTTTCAAAGACTTTTTATCTAAGTTTTAAATTTGCGTAAACTACGCATACTCTAAATCCTAGAGTTTATAAATAGTTTGTAACAATTTAATTCTAGAATTAAACAATTAAGGAGAGACCCTATGTCTGATACTGAAGTTAAAGAAGTAGAGGCAGTAGAAGCAGAAACAGTTGAAGAAGCGCTAGATTCCAAAGGTGATCCAAGTGCTCCTACAAGAAAGGCTGTACCTGCAGAACCGTCTCCACTAAAAAACGATGCCGAGGATCTTGGTTCTGCCGTCACTAAACCTAGTGATGAAAGAAAAGGACCGAGTAATGCTGGCAATAAATCTAAAAAGGTAGAAGATCAGGTCAATAAAGACGCAGAATCAGGCGAAATGGAAGGTGATAATAAACCTAAGTCTGAAGAAGTTGAAACAGAAGCTGAAGATGTAGTTGCTGAAGATACTGAAACTGAAGAAGTAATTGATCTATCAAAAGATGTTGAGGCTCTAGTTTCTGCTGACGCTGACTTATCTGAAGAATTTAAAGAAAAGGCTGCGACTATTTTTGAAACTGCTGTCAAAACACGCCTTGCAGAAAAAGAAAAGAAAATGAAGGCAAAAATGGAAGACGAGATGGAAGAAAAAATCTCTGCTGTCAAAGAAGAACTTGTTGAAAAAGTTGATTCATACTTAAACTATGTGGTTGAAGAATGGGTCAAAGATAACGAGTTGGCAGTTGAGTCTGGCATCCGTTCAGAAATTGCTGAAGATTTCATTTCTGGATTAAAAAATCTTTTCAAAGAACATTATATTGATGTTCCTGAAGAAAAATTTGATGTCTTAGAAGCTATGGCAAAAGAAAAAGAAGAATTAGAGAAAAAACTAAACGAAGAAATGGCTAAGAATGTAGAACTTTCTAAGTCTAACTCGACTTTCTCTAAAGAAAAAATCTTTTCTGAAGCTGCCGATGGACTTGCTGATACTGAAGCTGAAAAGTTAAAAGAGTTGGCTGAGAACATAGAATTCAAAGACGAACAAGATTTTAGCAAGAAGTTAGAAACTATTAAAGAATCTTACTTCCCTAAAACAAAAAGTGAACCATCATCTAAAGAAGATGTTGATTCCGTGG